ACTGGGCTAACTTTAGCCTTACGGCAACCATACCCAATGATGGAACTGCAAATTCAATTTATGTTGGTATCAACTCTGGAACTATGCCAACTGGCGCATATTTTGAACTTTCACAAATGCAACTAGAAGTAGGCCCAGTAGCCACCCCATTCACCACCGCATCAGGAACACTCCAAGGCGAGTTAGCCCTCTGCCAGCGTTACCTTCCAGTATTTACAGGCGGTTCATTGTCGGGCTATGCGTATGCGACAAACGGCGTAATCTACTCAGTAAAGTTCCCAGTTCAGGCTCGTGTGGCTCCAACCTCAATGGTCGTGGTAAGCCAGTCAAATATCTACAGCCTAAACACTTCAGTTCTTTACACTCCTACCTTCAACCTCGCATCAACTGATGGGGCAAATATCGTGGGAGCAATTACGGTTACTGCTGGTCAGGGTAGCCGTCTAGAAGGCGGATATATCTATTTCACAGGATGTGAGTTGTAATGGCAACAGTATCTACTTATCAGAACACTTTAGGCGAGCCAATGGTTATGGTCGTGAACGATGACGGAACCGTTTGGTCAGGCACTAAGGCGGCATACGATGCCCAGCAAGCGGCTCAGGTAGCCCCACAAGCCTGACTGGAACACTCCACAGAGAGTTAAGACCTGTTACCCTTGATCTATGGCACTAGCAATCATGGGTTTTATATGTGGGATCGCAGTTGGGTTTATCTATGGGAGATACTGAGCTAGTACCTCTTGACGAGATATACCGGCAACTAAAGAACCGTTACGACACCTCGGGGTTTAGCCCCTATGTGATCCGTACCGATTGGCAGATTATCCGGCGCATAGGCGTTCACCCTGCGCTCGCTACTGTTCAAGACCTTGAGAAGGTAGTCCTATCGGCTACCAAGCAATCCACCAAGGCAAACTATGTTTCGCGCCTACGCTCGATTTACAAGCACCTCAACAAGATGAACCTCATCAACGGCAATAACGCCGCAGAGGATCTGCCAAAGGTTAAATCAGGTCGTGGCGTACCCAAGCCTGTTACCCAGGCTGAATTTGATAAGTTGATGGCTGAGGCTAAGCAACCTTACAAGGATTGGTTCATACTCGGCGGCTTAGTCGGACTACGCGCGCACGAAGTAGCCAAGATCGAAGGCGCTGATCTGATCGAAGATAACGGCGGCTATTCCTTACGGGTGGTTGGCAAAGGCAAGACCGATCTGATCGTTCCAGTAGCCAAGAGAGTTGCCGAGATGATCCAATCTCACGGCACTCTTGGCAGACTATGGGTTATTGACCCTAATGGCTTCTCCAAGAAGGCGGCAGACGAGATGCGCCGAATCCTCGGCCCGAACGCCAAGCACTTTCACTCTTTACGGCATTACTTTGCAACTACGATGCTAGAGAAGTCCGGTGGCGATCTCCTAGCCGTTAGAGATTTAATGCGCCACTCCTCAGTAGCCACTACTCAGGTCTATACGCAACTCTCACAGGACAAGACACGCTCGCTTGTGAACTTGATAGAGTAGCCCAATGAACCTCGTTCAAAAGGCGGTTGAACAGGGTGGCAAGTTAGCACCCATAGCAATACCCAATACCTTTGGGGGAATGAACCCCTCGGTCTTTATTGATCCTGACGGCGATATCCTCGTTAATGTCCGCGTGGTCAATTACATTCTTTACCATAGCGAGAACAAGCAACTTTATCCTTCACGATGGGGGCCGCTTGCCTATCTTCATCCTGAAAAGGATCAGCGCCTAGTCACCGAGAATTATTTAGTACGCCTCAATAGCGACCTAGTAATGACCGATTGCACCAAGGTTGAGATGTTAGAGCTACATCAACCCATTTGGGAGTTTGTCGGGCTTGAAGATGCTCGCCTTGTCTATTGGGATGATTATTACCTCATAGGCGTTCGCCGCGATACCACAACTAACGGCGTGGGTCGTATGGAACTGACCAAGATCGCGCTAGACAAAGAGAACTGGGTTGCAAAGGAAGTTGATCGCAAGCGAATCCCTGCACCTGTTCCCGATGCCTCGTACTGCGAGAAGAACTGGATGCCGGTACTTGATCGCCCTTATCACTTTGTTAAGTGGTCTAGCCCTGTTGAAGTTGTCGAGTTTGATGGAACACAGACCAAGCAGGTTAGCGTTCGCCAAGGAATCCAGCCCGCTAAAGATCAGCGCGGCGGCTCTCAACTCATACGATGGGGCAACTGTTACATCTCTATAACGCATGAGGTTGATCTCTTCAAGAACTACCTCAACCAAAAAGACGGCATCTACCGTCACAGACTTTGCGTATATGACGATCAGTTAAACCTTGTCGGCCTATCTAAAGAGTTCTCGTTCCTAGATTTCAGGATTGAGTTCTGCGTAGGGATTGCCGAATACCAAGGTGATTTGCTGATTAGCTTTGCCGTTGCAGATAACGCCGCATTTGTATTAGTAACGCCGCGCGTTATTATTGAGGATCTAATAGCGGAGGCGCTTGATGCTTGATGAACTTATATACGCACTATCTAAAGACCCTTTCAACCCACAGTTAAACTTTGAAGTTGCGGTTGAGTACGAGAAGGCAGATCAGATAGCGAGCGCAGTTTCTTTCTATCTACGCACCGCCGAATATGGCAAAGAGTGGGGCGATGTTTATGTTTATACCTCGCTGCTTAAACTTGCCAAATGCTTTAACGAGCAGACAGACCGCCTAACAACAGTTGCTAATTGCCTTATGCAAGCAATCGGATACGACCCTGATCGCCCAGAAGGATTCTTCCTCTTGTCGCAGTTCCACGAACGCCAAGGTAACTGGCGCGAGGCTTGGGTTTATGCTCGAATTGGTCAGAATGTTTCAGGCGATGATTTTGGATATAACCCACTCCCGACAGATGTTGGCTATGTGGAGTACGCCTTAGATTTTGAAGAAGCCGTTGCAGGTTGGTGGCTAGGTCGCAGAGATGAATCCATCAGAATCTTCAATGAGTTGCTTTCTATGGAGATCAGCGATGAGTACCGCCAAGCGATAGAGGCAAACCTTGCCGTTATTCTTTGATATCGGCGCTAATCGTGGCGATGCTACGGTTGTTGCGCTCGCTCTTGGCTACGATGTAGTAGCCCTAGAACCTTCACGGATCTATGCAGAGCTAGTCAAGAACTTTATCTACAACCCTCGCGTTACCCCACTCAAGTTCGCCGCATCTGATAAAGATAACGAGCGCGTGGAGTTCTACGAGGCGCAAGAAGATGGGCTAAGCACCCTCAATAAAGAGTGGCTTACCTCGGACACAATGCCCTATGCCGGCAAACTCTTTTGGACTACCCACGCCAATACGATCACGATAGACACCCTCGCCAAGATATACGGCGAGCCTGATCTCATCAAGATAGATGTTGAAGGCGCTGAGTGGTCGGTATTCAAAGGCATGATCTGTAAATACAAGATGCTTACCTTTGAGTGGACTAAGGCAACAATAGACGAACACCAAAAGCAGTTAGACTATCTGCGCGCTCTTGGCTACACCGAGATAGCACCGCAGTTCATAGAACCGCACTTAGATCAGCCTGATAAGTGGTACGACATAGATCAAGATTTATGGGCTTGGCGAGATGCACACGCTAAAGCCTGGGAAACAGATGGCTGGAAAAGAAACGAACTTAGACCAACTGCCGATGTAGGCATGATTTGGGTACGCTAATAAAGGAGAATAGATGGGCTTGTTAGATCGCCTAGCCGCTAAAGTAGCGGAGCAGATTACTAAAGCGCCAACGCTTGCGCCTTCAGCATCTCCAGTCAATGTGAACGCAATTACCAGCACCGATACTCAGCACTACAACGCTGACCCTATGTATCGCAACCCTATTCTTGGTAGCGCACCATTCCCTGCTGCCGTTCCGCTTTATCCAAACGCGATCAACCCACTCAACCCACGCACAAACCGCGCTGATCCACGCCGTTACGAGTTCTTAGTTGCTCAGAACATCAACCTCTTTGAGAACCGCCTCGTACCATTTAAGACCCTTCGCGTAGCCGCAGATCAAATTGATATTCTTCGCCGTTGTATTGAGGTTCGCAAGGCTAAGATTGCCGGACTTAACTGGGATATCGTTCTTTCAGATTCCGCTACTGAGCGCATCATTGCCGAATCAGGTGGTAATCACCTTCGCGCTATGTCTGAGGCTCGCGCTAAGTTCGCGCCTGAGATCGCTCGTATGCGCGCATTTTGGGAAACACCTGACCCTGCCAACGGACTTACCTTCGTTGATTGGCTCAATATGGCAATCGAAGAGATGGATGTTCTTGATGCCCTTGCTATTTGGCCTCAGATGAAGGCTAATGGCGAGATTCGCGGATTGCAGATCCTAGACGGCTCAACTATTAAGCCACTCCTTGATGATCGCGGTATGCGCCCTGAGCCATCAGTCGGCCCTGCCTTCCAACAGATCCTCTTTGGATTCCCACGCTCTGAATTCCACGCACCAATAGATGATGAAGAGGCAGATGGCGAGTTCTCAAGCGATGAACTTGCTTACCTTGTTCGCAACCGCCGCGCTAACTCCATTTGGGGCTACTCACCTGTTGAGCGCGCTCTTCCAATGGCTGATATCTACCTTCGCCGTCAGCAATGGATCAAGGGCGAGTTCACCGATGGCGTTATGCCTAAGTCTTGGCTTGAACTCCCTGAGTCAGCCAACCTTACCCCTGAGCAGATTCAGGCTTACGAATATATTTACAACGATGAACTCTCAGGTCAGACTGAGCAGCGTAATCGTATGCGTATGTTGCTCCCAGGTGGAAAGTTGCAGTTTGAAGCAGGATACGCCGAGAAGTTCAATGATCGCCTAGATGATTACCTCATCACCTCCATCACCGGACACTTTGGCGTTCTCCCTACCGAACTTGGATTCTCTGCCAAGACTGGTCTTGGTGGCTCAGGTCATCAGCAGGGCGAGAAAGAAGCCGCAGAAGCAATCGGTATTACACCAACTGCTAAGTGGCTTTCTCAGCAACTCTCAGCCCTCTCCTATCGTTGGTTGGGTATGCCACGCGAGCTTGAGTTCCGCTTGTCCGCAAGCGATGCCACAGACAACGAAGAATCAGCCAAGCGCGATGACCTCAAGAAGCGTTCAGGCGGCTTGACTATTAACGAGTGGCGCGATGACAACGGATTGCCTCTTGTTGATACACCTGAAGCTGATATGCCGTTTGTTGTTGCAGGTCAGTCAGTCTTTATGTTCACCCCTGAAGGCATAGTTGCCGCAGGAACCTCACTTGATGAGTCAGGCGTTCAAGATAACGAGCCAAGCGCAACAGAAGCACCTGCCGAGCCAAAGGCAGAGCCAGCCCAAGAAGAAGTTAAGAAGTTCATTCGTTGGGTCAATCGCGGAACCGTTACTCGACCATTCAACTTTGAACACCTAGACCACGCCTACGCCGAGGTTCTCAACAAGTTCGTTGAGGCTCGGGATCTTGACGGCGCTCGTTGGTACGCCGAACGCTATTTGGGGTTGTAATGGAGTGGCATGGCGCGTTAGTGCGCCTATCTGCTAAACACGCTACACAGATCCGCAAAGGATTTAGAAGTGCATTTAACGCCGATGACATTACGGAATCTTTCTTTAATGCCTTCCTCGGTCACACAGAAGTTACAAATCAGCAAGTAAGGGATTGGGCTAAAGTCCATATCACGCCTAACAAGGCCGCCCTTGTTGCTTCGCTTACACCGATCTATGCAGATGGTTGGGTTCTTGGTGATACCGCAGCCAAGGTAATGATTAACAGAAGCCTCAAGAAAGCAGTTCAACCTGCCAATGTTGGCGTAGTTAATTGGGATACTTGGAAGCCCGGCAACCAAGCCGCAGCAACTTTGATTCAACCTTCAGGTGGATTGCAAAGATTGCTTGATAGTCGAGGATTGACTATTGATGGTGTAAGCAATACAAAGTTAGATCGCATTGGAACTGTTCTCGGTAATGCTTTACAGTTAGGCATTACTCCTAAAGAAGTTTCGATAATGGTGGATCAAGTTATCAACGACCCTCAGCAAGCCCTTGTTATTGCACAGACCGAGATGAGTCGCGCAGTAGTTCAAGCTGAACTCGCCCAATACCGAGATTCAAATGTTGAGATGGTTGAGTGGCTAGTCGCTGATCCTTGCGAAGAGTGCCAAGTCAATCTTGATGCTTCCCCTATTTCCATTGATGCCGATTGGCCTAATGGAGATGCGCCGGTTCACCCAAACTGTATGTGTGATATCGCCCCTTACATTTCAGACACCTCAAACCTAGGAGAATAAATGGCAACCTCAATCGCGCCACTTCAACACGGCACAATCACAGTAGGAACAACGGCACAGACGCTACTTACAACCCCAGTTGGAGTTCGTAGAGCTTTGGTCGTTATCCGCAACAATGACTCAAGCAAGACCATCTATATCGGAGATGGAACCGTTACCGCTTCAGGCGTAACTCAGGGTATCGGCATTGCTGCTGGAGCTACTCTTCAGGTTGAGTTCTCATCAGGAACCACCATCTCAGTTATCGCTTCAGGCGCTAACACTTCAGTTTCATTCCTTTGGTCAGCAGGTAACTAATGTCTGAGGGTTTTGTTCCACCTGCGGAAGTTCGCGCTAATGCTAAGCGAGGCTTAGAACTTCGTGAAAAGCATGGTCGCGGTGGTACAGAAGTAGGCGTTGCTCGCGCAAGAGATTTATCAAATGGCGCATCAATATCGCTAGACACCATTCACCGAATGGTCAGTTACTTTGCTCGTCACGAAGTAGATAAGCAAGGCGAAGGTTGGGGCAAGGATTCTGCTGGCTATATCGCTTGGCTCCTATGGGGTGGCGATGCTGGTCGCAGTTGGGCAAACAGAATTTCCAAGGAAAACGAAAAAAAGGATAAAGCACTTATGAACGATTTCACTACCGCTTATGCCTCCATTCTCAAGTATGACGAGAATGACGATGGAACCCTTATGGTCTATGGCAACGCCACAGATGATTCACTAGACCTAGATCAACAGATTTGCGACCCTGCATGGCTTGAGAAGGCTATGCCGGATTGGTTCACATCAGGGGGAAATATCCGTGAGATGCACGGCCCTAACGCGGCGGGAGTAGCCAAGGAATATGAAAACAAGAACGGCAAGCATATTATTGGTGTCCATGTTGTTGATCCTTTGGCAGTTAAGAAGGTTAAGACTCAGGTTTATCGCGGATTCTCAGTAGGCATTAAAGCTCCTCGCGTAGTGCGCGATAACAAGGCTGCTAATGGTCGAATCATTGATGGATCAATCATTGAGGTTTCCCTCGTAGATCGCCCTGCCAACCCTAACGCTAAGTTGATCTTGGCTAAGTCAGTTGATGGGGAATCCACCCTCGTACAGGTAGAAGAGATGCACGAATACAAAGCACCTCTCCCAAGCGAGATCGCTAAAAGAGAAGTTTCAGAAGAAGAGCGCGCGCGCCTCGCAGATAGTGGTGCGGCTATGCCTGACGGTTCATACCCAATCGCAAACATCTCTGATCTGAAAAACGCTATTCAGGCGTTTGGTCGGGCTAAGAACCCTGCCGCAGTAAAGAAGCACATCATTCGCCGCGCTCGCGCACTAAACGCGATTGACCAACTACCCGAGGAGTGGAATGTGAAGAAAGCAGACGATCTCGTCAATGCGGTCAAAGCCTTAGATGCCGACACCGCCAAGTTTGACCAAGTGGCATTTGATGCCGCTCGCCGCGCAGTTGCGGCACTCATTGTTGCTGAAGCCTCAGAAATGGGCGAAGGCGCAGATGAGAGTTATTCCCTAAACCAACTCGTTGAAGTCGCTAACCATCTTATTGCTTGGTATCAAGGCGAAGTTCAAGAAGGAGAAGCAGCACCTATGTCAGACATTGAACTCTCTGCCGAGGCAGAAATTGTAAAAGAACCAGATACCACTATGGGTTGCAAGTGCGATGGTTGCAAGTCCTGCAAGGGTTGCGATTCAAAGATGTGTTCTGGTCACATGGATTACGCTAAAAACTCACACAAGGAAATGGATGCAGAGAAGTCTGCTACTGGCAAGTGCCTTGAGTGTGGTTGCGATACACCGGGCGAAGCACATGGTCGTACAGATGTAACTACTGCCGAGATGATTGATCTTGGCGCAGAAAAGTCTGCTGAAGCAGATGCAACTGTTGATGTAACCGCTGCAATCGCAGAGGCAATCACAGAGCAGACACCAGAAGTTTCTGAGGGTGAAACCTCAGAGGATGAGGGTCTAAAAGCCCTTGTCGCAGAAGCCGTTAAGAGTGCTATGGAAAAGTTTGAAGCAGAGAAAGTCGCTCTAGTTGCTGAAAAAGAGTCAGCAGTAGAGAAGGCTTTGAGTCTTGAAACCGAACTAGCAACGGCACTAGAAAAAACCGTTGCAGGTGGGCCAAAGCGCACCGCAACAAAGCAATCACCAGATACTCAGAATGAGAATATCACCAAGGCTTTGCAATTCAAGGCTAAGGCAGATGCCTCAACTGATCCAATGCTCGCTCGTGGATACATCGAAATGGCTAACGAAGCACTAAAAGCCGCCGGTATCGACAAGCTAACACTCTAAACGAAAAGGAAAATAATGCCTAACGCACAAGAAATGTTTGGCGAAACATCGCCAAAGGACTTGGCTGCCAAAAACGAGGCGTTTGAAACTGCTCTTAAGTCAGCAGTAGCAGCGCCAAACCTTGACCCAATGTTCAAGCAGAAGGTGGATGCAGGACTTCCACAGGCTTTTGCTAACAAGTCACTCTCAGCCGATGGAGTTGCTGCTCTTAACAATGCTCTCGCAGAATCAACTGCTGACATTGCCAAGGATATCAGCCTTACATCACCACTTAACTCATCCTTCGCAGCCTTCGACCTCGAAGCACCTGCTAAGTACCTCGTACCAGTTCCAACACCACTTCGTAACAAGCTCCCTCGTACAAAGGGTGTCGGTACTGCACACCGCATCAAGAGAATCACAGGATTCACTAACGCGATCACAGGTACATCAAACATCCACCCAGGTATCACAGAAACTACACAGAACAACTTTGCAGTTAATGGTTCTGCTAACCCTCTATACCTCAACCGTGGCCCAAAGATTTCCTATACTGCTGACGATAAAATCTTCGCTTATAGCTCATTCGGCTTGAGCGATGATGTAACATTTGATGCTCAGTATTCAGGTCTTGGATACCAGGATCTCATTGCGACTTCTGCTCGCTCACTCCTCTACTCAACAATGCTCGCTGAAGAGCGTATGCTTTTGATGGGTCGCGGAACTTCAGGTAACGGATTCTCTGGCGCACTTGCTGCTCCAACAATCACCGCTACTGCTCGTACTGCCGTCACAGGTGAAACACCTATCTCTGCTGGTACTAAGGTATGGGTCAAGGCTACTTCTGATGCTGGTTCATTCGGTGACTCAGTTGTTTCTTCAGTTGCTTCTGCAACTCCAGACGGATCAACTCAGGTTATCGATGTTGTCGTTTCAGCAGCAATTTCAGGCGCTCTCGGATACAAGGTATTCTCAGGCGTAGGCGCTTCTGAGCCTGCTGATACTGCTAAGTTCTATCAGGGTCGTACTGCTACCCTCAAGTTCACCCTTCAGGGCGTTCTTGCTACAACAGGCGATGTTGCTTCAAACCACGCTGCCGACACATCTGCTTACTCAGCAGGTTATGACGGAATCTTGGCTTATGTTCTTGGCGCACAGTCAGGTTACAACAACAACATCAACTCAACATTCTCAACAAGCAACCCTGGCGTAGAGTTCCAGACTGCTTTTGCTGCAATGTACGCTAACAACCTCGCTAACCCTGATGAGATCTTCATGAATGGTTCAGATCGTAAGCAGCTCTCAGATGCAATCAAGTCTGCTGGCTCAACATCTGCATACCGTTTGAACCTCACTCAGAGCGAAACCGGCTCTTATGTCGGTGGCGCAACGATTGATGCACTCCACAACGAAGTTACAGGTAAGCTCGTGGATCTCACAGTTCACCCATACCTTCCACAGGGTGTTGCACCAATTCTTTCGTATGTCTTGCCATTTGAGAACTCAGAGGTTTCAAATCTCTGGGCTGCTGTGAATGTGCAGGATTACACATATCTCAACTGGCCTAAGATCCAGTTGCAGAACGAAGCATCAACCTACTTCCGTGGAACATTCGTTGCATATGGCCCAACATGGTCAGGTGCAGTTTCCGGTATCAAGGCTGCTTAGTATCACAACGATTGAGAGCGCATCGCAAGGTGCGCTCTCTCTCATAAAAGGAGGCAAACAATGACAAAGATGATTCCACCAAAGGGTATGACCAGCGTTTCAATCAATACGCCCAATGGCAAGAAAAGCAAGTTTGTTGGTAAAGATGGATTGCTCCATATCAACGATCCTAAACTGGTCAAGAAACTCAAGGCAGAAGGCTTAGGCGTAGCGAGCGCAAGCGGCGTAATCGCTAATAGTTCGGCAGTAGGTTTTCCTTGTAAAGCCTGCGGGTTCGGTTCATTCTTCAAGAAATGCTCAAAGTGCGGAGAAATAAATGGCTAATGCTTATACCAACACAACACATAAGTTCTCCACCCCTTACCTGACCCTTGCTGAGTTCAAGAACGCCCCTACCGCTATTGATATTGACAATCTAGTATTCAACTCTCAAGACCCCGATGTGCAGGATGCCGAACTCTCTAATGTGATCGCCCGCGCCTCATCGTGGATTGACACATATTGCAATCAGGTTCTCGCGGCTACAACCGAAACCGAGAATATGCGTGGTCGCTTGAGTAGCGATGGAACCCTGCGTATCCACCCACGCTACAACCCTATTCTTGCCGTTATTGCTTTCAGTTACGGCAACCCTACTTCTCAGATGAACCCAATCGTTGATCCATCCGTTGCGTGGATTGAGGATTCTCAAATCATTATGCCGATTGGCAATCTCAGCTTTAACTACACCACCCAAGGCCCACTCCAATTCGGCTTGCCAATGACTCCTCGCCGTGAGTTGTTTGTTAATCTTCAGTATGTTGCTGGATACGCCAATACGACCATTACAAGCGCCACCGCAGGGCAATCCACCCTGGTAGTCGCAGATCCAACAGGTATTATCGCTAACTCAAGCCTACAAATCTATGACGGCTTCAACTCAGAGTTAGTCACAATCGCCAGCAACCACACCTACGGCAATTCCACAGTAGCCCTTGCCTCGCCTTTGGCTTACTCACACGGAACCGGCGTTTCAATCTCAGCACTACCGCCAGCCGTCAAAGAAGCAGCGATCTTGGTGACTACTGCAATGCTCAAGGTTCGTGGCGATTCCTCAATGACTATGGCGATCTCAAATACCGCAGGTCAAACTGTTGCGGGCAAGGATAAGATGGGCGAAGATATTGCGCTCGCTAAAGAACTCCTTACCCCTTATCGTAGGGTCAGATAATGGCAGTAGGTCGCAAAGAAGCCCGAGATACTATTGCTACCTTTATCAAGCCTCCACAGGTAGATGGCATCAATCAGGTCTTTACCTCGTTTCCTAAGCGTATTAACTTTGAGGTTAATGCCTTACCTTCTCAAAGAAGCCGTTGCGCTGCCGTAGTCTTTATTGAGTCAGAAACCGAAACTCGTATTGGCTTGGGTGGCTATACCTCAGCAGGTGTGGCTACTGGCATCAAGAAGGTTGATTACTCAGTAGCAATTCAGCTCTTTCATCACTCGCTAGAAAATGATGCAGAGGATGCTATGGCTGACTTTGACCGAGTGATAGACAACCTCAAGAACCGCCTTCGCTCAGATCACCAATTCGGCGATAAGTCAGGCGTACTTGTATGGCAAGCGGCAGAACCAGTCATTAACACATCTTACGGCGAACCAATGTCCACCAATGGTACTGCTACCGAAACTTGGGCGGTTGTTCGATTTGATGTAACCCAAGTAATCAACGCATAGGAGTAATCATGCAGTTCACTTATACAGGCTCAGATGAGCGAGTTTTCCCAAGTATCGCAGTAACAGTTCAACCTAATGACACCTTTGAAGCGCCTGAAGATTTCAGCGCAGCAAATGTTTCATCAAAGTCCACCAAGTCCAAGCCAACAGTAGGAGATGAATAATGGCACTAGCACAACCATCCGTTAAGTCGTATTTAGGCGTTGCCCTAGAAACGACAAAAGGAACACCAGTAACGGCTACAAACTTTGTGCCAGTTACCATGAACAGTTTTAAGCCTGTTGATGTAATCGCACCTCTTTACGACACAGGGCTTCGTGGCTCACTCGTTGAGAACTACGCCTATGTTCAGGGCCGCCGTCACACAACCATTGACTTTGGTGGGCCAGTCTTTGCAGACACAATCGGCTACTGGATCGCTGGCGTACTTGGCGATGTAACCACAACAGGTTCATCAGCCCCTTACACACACGCTATTGCGGTTAAGAACGCCGTAGGAACAACTGGCGATGCTCAGCCAAAGGCTCTCACCATCACAGACTTCTATTCAGCCAACACACGCCAATATCCAGGCGCTCAAATTACAGACTTTGGTCTTACATTCAACGCTGACGGAATGTTGGAATACACGGTCAAGGCTATGGGCTTCCCATCAGTTACTACAACTGCTCCAGCCCCATCGTTCTCAACAGTTCTTCCTACTCAGGTATGGACTGGAACGGTAACAGTTGGTGGATCGCAGATCGCTTATGTTCGTACCGGAACCCTTGATCTCTCACGCAAGTCAGAAGCTATTTGGGGTCTATCTAATACTCAATCCCCATATCAGGTATTTCTTGGCGCGCTAACTGCTAAGGGTAAGATCACCTTTGTTATGCAGGATGATGCAGAACTTACTCGTTACATCACCAACACTCAGCCAGCCCTTACCTTCAACTTCTCAACAGGTTCAGGTGCAACTGCTACTCAGGTTGCTTTCACTCTCTCAAAGGGTGCTTATGTAACTGGCGCGATTGAGCGCAACGCTGATTATGTTGAAGTGACCGTAGATATCGAAGGTCTTGGAAATACAACAGATGTTGGCGCAACTGCTGGCTATTCACCTGTTAAGTTCACGCTTCAGAACGCACTCCCAAGCGGAACATTCCAGTAACCGATAGAATCCCGCTAGGAGAGGCCGCCTTCCCCTCTCCTAGTCGGGCTATTATTGCGAAGGCAAGTTGGAAGGAAACCAATGTCTAAAACTATTACGCTCCCATCAGGTAACACCGCAGTATTGCGCGACCCATCAACCCTACGCGTGAAAGATCGCAAGAAGGTTGTTGCGGCGGCTAATGGTCAAGAAGGCTTGCTTCAGGCTATGTCTATGACCGATGGCTTAATTGCGGTTCTTGTCGAGTCGTGGTCGTTTGACCTTATTATCCCATCAATTCACATCGTCTCACTTGATGAGCTAACTATGCCTGACTACGATGCTTTAGCGGCAGAAGCGGCTAAGGCTCAATCGGCTATCTTTACAGACTTTACCGATACCCCTGCTAACCAGCAGAACCCCGATAGCCCTTTAGGAGAGTTGAACGCCTAAAGTGGGTTATAGAAGGTAATCAAACTAACGAAAACTTTGATTATCCTTATGAAGAATATTTTTACTATTTATGCGCGAAAGAATTTGGTTGGACTCCTCAAGAAACAGACGAGCAACCCGCAGAAATAGTTGATTGGATTATCAAAATATGGGGCATAGTCAAGGAGGTTGAAAATGATCGAGAACAACATTCCTGAAGTTATGCGTTCAATTTTAAAGGCTCAGACTCGTATTGATGATGGCGCTCGTATGGCGCGCGATGAGATGATGACTCAACTTATTCAACTTTCTAAAGAACAAATTAAAGGCAAGCGCCAACCTAGTACTAAAGCCGAACCCAACAAGCCACCAATGAACCGCACAGGCAACTTGCGCCGATCTATTAAGGGCGAGAAGATGCGCGAGGGGTTTGCCACCTATTCAGCCGTAGTTGGCCCAACAATTATCTATGGTCGCAGGGTTGAACTTGGTGGGGGCAACTGGCCTAAAGATACAAAGTTCCCATATATGAAGCCAGCGTGGGAAAAGTTTAGACCTATGGCACTTGGCATTATCCGCAAACACTTGGCTCTCTAGGAGGCTACTATGGCAGAGTTCTTTCCCCCAGTTCTCTTTGAGATAAAGGCTAAAGCTACTGAAGCTCTTGCTACTTTTGGCAAAGTCAATAAAGAACTTGCAACAATGGAAAAGAATGGCGTTCTTGCTAGTGGCGCTCTTGGTAAAATGGAAAAAGCTTCTAAACTTGCCGGTACGGCAATCCTTGGATTGGGTGGAGCGTTTGCTGCTTTTGGTATTGCCAGCGTAAAGACTCTTGATACCGTTGAGAAATCTCAGGCTAATCTTGAGATAGCCGTTAAAAATACTGGCGTTAGTTTTGCCGCCGCTAAGCCTGTTATTGACGAACACGCTAAAGCAATGATGGCTCTTGGATTTACCTATAACGATACTTACGGCGCATTAGCCAAGATGACCGCCGCTTCAGGTAGTCCACAACTTGCCCTTAATAGCCTTGGAGCCGCAGCCGATCTTGCTCGGTTTAAACAAATATCCCTTGCCGATGCAGGAACTCTTGTAGCTCGTGCCTCTATTGGTCAAGCTAAAGGTCTTGGCGATCTAGGTCTTGCCCTTGGTAAGACAATTCCTAAAGGCGCTTCTTTTGCTGAAATCCTTAAGGCTATTGAATCACGCGCTGGCGGTGCGGCTTATCAGTTTAAAAACACGCTATCAGGATCTATTCAAGTCGCTCAGGCTAACTTCCAAGCGCTTGAAGTTCAGGTCGGAACTAAACTCGTACCAACCCTTACAAAACTCACCAACTGGATTACTAATACAGGTATTCCAGGCTTAGAAAAGTTATTCAAGTTTATTAGCGATCACAAGACAATTTTTGAAGGTCTTGGCGTAGCCCTAGCCGTTATTTGGGCAGTTCCTAAAGTTGCCGGAATCATATCTGCTATTGGCACAATGATTAAAGCGTATCAAGCACTTCGAGATGCCGCAGCCGCAGCCGCTATTGCAGATGCCTTTGCAACGGGTGGTATTAGCGTAGCCGCCGCAACTGCCGCCCTTGCTGGAGCTGCCGCAGTCTATGGCGGTTTTTTGCTTCATAAAGATCTCTCTTCATCGGGTGCTTCTAAAGTTGCAACACCAACCCCTAAACCAAGTGTTACTCCCAATCTTGCTGGTCGTGGTGTAACTCGTTATGACACATCTACAAAGACAAGCAAAGCAAAAAGCGGATATAGCAAATCAGCCAAGACTGGATCAGTTACAATTACTAATATTATTAATAATCCAAACCCTAGCGCGGTTGCTGCACAAGTTACAAAACAAGCAACACTAGGCGTTACGAAAGGCAAATAATGGGAAGCGTATCAAGTCTAAATCCATATCAGTTTGCTTACAATGGTTTTATCTTTGGATCGGGAACGCCTTACATTGTTGAGAATGTAGATGGGCTTGCCAGCCTACCGCCTTTGCGTGTTCAAGATGATAACCGAGGTTATATTGACGGCTCGTATTCAGGGCGCGATTTCTATGATGGTCGAACAGTTACGATTGATATTGTCATTATTGGCGATGGAACTCACAACGCTCAGTATTACTACAAGCAGTTACAAACCGCCTTTATGCCTTTACAAATTGGCACACCTTCTCAGTTGCAAATATTTGGTTTATTCCAATTCCAACTTGTCAATGAATCTCTCGCCGGTGACTCCACAGTTACAGGTTTGAAGCGTATGTATGGCAGAGTTCGCAAAATTGAAACCTCTATTGATCCTGATTACACTTACGGATATATCACCACTCAAGTTGAATTCTTTTTCCCTGACCCTCGTTATTATGACGATACTGCCAAAACTGGTTCGGGTAGCTCTATTTCCCTTGTAAATAACGGAACTGCCACAACTTGCCCTTACATCACCATAACAACAACTCCATCAACCTTTACCATTTCTGACGGCACTTACAATATGCTCTTTTCTACGAGCAGTAGCGCAACAATGACTATTGACCTTCTTCAAAGAGTCATTGGTCAGGGCGCAACTTCGGCTAGAAATACTTTTGTTTCAGGTTACTATTGGCTTAATGTGCCACCACAAAGTTCAGCAACCTGGACAATGAGTAGCGGAACTATGCAAATTAATTACAGAAATGCGTATCTCTAATGTCAGAATTTCGATATATGACTACTGCCCTATGGCAGAACGGTGCAACGCCTAATCCAATTCTCTCTGAGTTGCCATTCACAAATGTAAATTTTACTCAGCAACTAAATAGCATTGGAACATTTACAGGCGATCTCCTTTTGTCAGGTATTGATGTTATAGGAATGAACGCCCTTGACGGAACTTCACCTTCTCAAACTTGCCTTTATGTAATGTATGGCGATCAAATTGTATGGGGTGGAATTATTTGGGATCGCAGTTGGGATTCCTCAACTCAAATCCTTAGTATTACTGCTCAAGAAATGATGAGTTACTTTACTCGGCGAAGAATCACATCGGCTAATAACCCTAGTTACTATTCCACAAGCCACACTCAAATTGCCTACACTTCAAAAGATCCTTGTTATATTGCTAATGATCTTATCTCTTACGCTCAAGGCGTATCTCATGGCAATATTGGGCTAAAAACCACTACTACAACCTCAGGTTATTCGGTCAGCCGCACTTATTACAACTTTGAATTAAAACAGTTGTATCAGGCCATTAAAGACCTTTCTGATGGTCTTGATGTGGGTACTGCTCAGCCATTCTTTGATTTTGCTATTACCTACACCCAGTCAGCCGAAGGTTCATCATCTAACAAAATTGTTAAAAACTTTGCTATGGGATCGCCTTACCTTGGCAATGGTTTAAGTTTAGCCACTACAGTATTTCAATTTCCAGGCAATCTTGTTGAATACACTTTCCCCGAAGATGGCATTAAATCTGCTAATACCCTTTATGGTTTGGGCTATGGCGCAAATGTTAATAAATATCAAGCCACCGCTACTGACGATACAACAGGTGGAACTATCAGCTCTACCGGAACCGCCGCGCTCTTAGAAGATTCCATCAGCCTTATCGATGTGGTTAGCAAGCCGCTTCTTGGTTCTATTACTCTTGGCAATCTCAATGCTATATCCCAACCTCCAACTACTGTTCAGGTGGTCTTGCCTTCTTATGGCGATCCTCAATTTGGCACTTATGGCGTAGGTGATTTTGTTCGCCTTGTCTTACAAGATGATCGTTTTCCTAACGGATTAAGTACCCAATATCGAATTGTGGCTATGAACGCTCAGCCGGGCGAAAACGGCCCCGATAGAATTACAGTCACTCTTACTAAACCGCTTTTTGGCACAGGACAGGTGGTGACTAACTAATGTCTTATATCAATATGACCCCAAACATACAAGATATGTTTGCAACCATAAATGATCGTTTGCGTAAATTAGAAACTGGCCCTAGTGGGCCGCAGGATACTGCCGATGCCGCGCAAGCAACGGCGGTTCAAGCTACCGTTCTTGCAACTCAAGCCACTACTGCCGCCCAATTTGCTAATACCCAAGCCACTACCGCCATTGCCCTTGCTGGCACAAAGAACACAGTTTTTTATTCAGGAACCGCCCCAACCGCCAATGCAGTTAATGACCAATGGATTGATACGGCATTAGGAAACAAACTTTTTATTTGGGATGGTTCATTTTGGGTTTCTGCTCAAGATTCCGCTATTACTGCTGCTCAAAGTACCGCTAATGGCAAGAACGCTATTTATCGTCAAGGATCAACCCCAACAACCCCATACACAGGTACTCAGTTTATTACTGGCGATATGTGGTTTAACACTTCTTCTGATAACGCAATTTCTTATTGGACTGGTTCTGGCTGGAGTCCAACATCGCTTGGAACAAACGCTCTTGCTAATTTTTCTGCTAATAAAATTACATCAGGAACTATTGATGCAAGCGTAGTTAATGTATCAAACATTAATGCTGGCAATATTTCAACAGGCTATCTTGCTGCAAGCAGAATTCAAACAGGATCATTAAACGCAAGCGTTATTACATCTGGAACAATAACCGCAACTCAAATTGCCGCTGGAACCATTACTGCCACTCAAATATCTTCATCTTATGTTTATGCAGGGTCTATTCAAGCAACTCAAATAACGGCTGGAAATCTTGTAGGGTTTGATATAAATAACGGATCAGGAACTTTTCATGTAGATAGTTCAGGAAATCTTACCGCCACTAGCGCAAATATCACAGGAACAATCCATGCTTCTGCTGGAACCGTTGGTGGTTTTACGATTGGTTCAACTTATTTAAGTGGTAGCGGTGCTTTCTTCCTTAATTCTTCTACTGGAGATGCTACCTTTAATTCAGTAACTCTTGGATTCTCTGGTATCTATAATTGGTCAGCCGCCGGAGCGCTTACTGCCGCATCGCTTACTACATCTGGAACTGCCGATATAGGTGGAAATCTTCAAGTTCACGCAATGACTACTTACAACAGTTCAACCGATTACGCCGTTTGGTGGAGATCGTCTAATGGTAGATTTTATTACAATTCATCTTCACGGCGATATAAAGAAAATATAAAAATTGATAATACTGGTTATCTTTCTGCCCTTGTTAAACTTAATCCAGTAAGTTTTACATATAAGGCAGAAGTATCCGATACCCCAAATGTTAAACAATTTGGTTTAATTGCAGAAGATGTGGATTTAATTCCTGAATTAAAACCAATGGTTACTTACAATAAAGATAATCAACCAGATGCTATTGCTTATGATAAATTAGGCGTATTCACCATATCGGCATTAAAAGAAATCAATGACCGCTTAACTAAGTTAGAAGGCAAATAATGGAACTACCTATTGACGAAGTATTAAA